GCTTGGGTAATTATGAAGATTGTCCGAAGCTTGTAAAGGATCATGACTAGAATGAGATATGCAGTGCTGTAATAAGAAGAGGTTTAGTATTGATGCGACTGAGCGGTTACTGAAGGTAGGCGCAAAGATATCTTCTAAGCTGATCAGTGTCGTCCAGGATGCGCTTGGGTTTGATGCAGATATCTTTTTCCCTGCTGGCGAGGGTGTGTATGGAGGAAGCGATAACAGCGTGCAGTATCCCGTCCTTCCTTCTCTTTCTAGGCGTGTACTGGTGAGCAATCTGATTACAGAGCGATTCAACTCTGACAGGACACTGGATGTTTTTAATGAGCTCCAGCCGATGATGTGGGTTGAATCAGAGGTAAAGATACCGAGGTACTCAAAGGTAGTAATTAAAATGAAGGATAATAATGTCCTTCAGTTAAAGGTACAGTATGAGGCTGGGATGATGGGTATTGATCAGGAGGTTTATCACAAGTATCCGTTGATTCCCATGAGTGCAGTTATAACGGGGGCACCTGAGATTACTATGCATCCTGTAGACCTAGTTTTGGATGCGGGTGCTGATGGAGAGTTGAAGGTTGAGGCTCGTGGCTCAGGTGTACTGGGGTACGAGTGGTATAAAGGAGACACGAAGATTGTGGGGACGAACACAGCAACACTGAAGCTTCTTGATGCTGATGACACTACGGTCGGGTATTATCGGGTTGTAGTGAGTAACAGTGTGGGTTCAGTTACATCCTATAAGGCATACGTGACTGTAGCAAGTCTACCTGTTATTGAGGTACATCCAAGTGGCGGTACGTTTAACTCTGGCTCAAGATGTATTCTATCAGTATCAGTCAGTGGCATTCCACCATTTACATATAAGTGGTATAAGGATGGGGATTTACTGATTGGAAAGACGACCAATATCATTTCTTTTGGAAGTGTAATTGCCAGTGACGCAGGGACGTACACAGTTAGGGTAAGTAATTTGAGTGGTGGGATTCTGAGCAATCCAGCAGTGATAGTGATTGAGTAGATGGTATGCAAGAAGCAAGAAGACATGGGAACGTAACAACGAGGGTGATTGAAGGATTCCATGATATGATACGAGGTACAATTGGTGACTTTGTCCATATTAGTAAAATCATTCATGATCCAGACATGGGGTTTACACCTATTCTACGGTCTGAGGTAGTTGACTCAGACTTTGCGGTGCAGAAGGATGGTAGGTCAGACTGGGTTGCCATTGTTTGGAGTAGGGACATGCTAAGACCATGCTCAGAGCAGGGACGACAGTTCCAGGGGGTTAAGACCATGATTGGCAAGGTTCCCGAGGCAATACTACATCGTGTTAGGTACGTGGACCTTACCATTACCAATGTTTTCACTTCACCTACAATGGATGCGATTGAGTATCTTGAAGAGACGTTCCTTTGTTACTTTCCGAGTGGTCCATTTGAATTCAGTATTGATAGAGCACCTGAGGTAAAGCTACTGGCATCTGTAAAGACGTTTGAGGTAACGGGCATGTCGAGGCTGTCTTATGATAATTACGGGAGTCTGTCTATATTAACAACGACGGCTGTTATTGCCTATCCGTTGGTCTTGGAAAAGGGAAGAGAGAAGTTGATAGCGGTAACAAGTTTACAGACTAAGGTTGAAAAATGAAAAAGAGTCTGAGAAAGGGTAAGATGGAGTTAAATAAAAAGAAGCGCAAGAGTTTGCCAACGGGGATTGTACTGTCGGATGAAGACATTATGTTTGATGGGACTGAGGTTGTCTCCGAGGAGTCTGTTCGTGGCGCAGTTGCCTTTGAAGACCAAAAGAAAGAAGTAGCCGATGAAATTATATGTGTGGCGTCTGGCTTAGCTAAGTCTGTAAGCCTACGGTATAACGGCGAGGTGATAATGTTGCCTCCGTGGGGTAAATTAAATCTGATTAAGAGATTTGTGGGGGGTTTACCCGCTGGAGTGTACGTTTGTAGTAAAAAGTAAAATAAAAGTAATGAAAGTAAAATAAAGATATGAGTTCACCAGAAGTAAGAGTCCAAGAAATAGACCTTAGTACGAGAGTTCCCGGATTTGCCGGGGTGTACGGAGGTATTGTTTTGCCGACGAATAAGGGGCCCGTGGACCGGCCACAGTTGGTAACGAGCGATTCTGACTTGCTGAGAAAGTTTACTTTGACCGAGTCAGTCCCGATTGATGGGTCAGATGCATTTTTCTCGGCTTTAGCATTCCTGCAGAAGTCAGATAAGTTATGGGTTAAACGTTGTGCGGGGGCAGGAGCACTGTACGGTGGTGCAGACTTTGTTGCACCTGGAAGTGGTGCAACACAGGTTGTAAATTCAGGTTTTGATACTGGTATCATGAACCCTGACTATGTTTCTGTTGCAGACAAGAAGATGGTTATCTATGCACAGAATCCGGGTGCATGGAATAACGAGGTTAAAATTAAGTTATTCCGTCAGCGTCCGATTGAGTCGGTCGTGACAACGTTTGCCGGGGATACACAGCTTGTGGGTTCAACCTCGGTTGCGGGCAAGATTGTGGTATCTGAGTTCAAGATTGAGACTGCACAGGACTGGCAGGATGGTGAACCCGTCCGGTTAGCAACTGCTGCGGATGTCCTGGATGCGAACGGGGTAGCGATTACGTCTTATCGTATGCCTGCTGGGATGAATGCAGCGGGTGTATTTTATGTTGTAAAGCATGCCGAGGTGTATGATGGCGGTACTTGGAAGAGTACTGTTCGCTTAGCAATATCTTACTCAAAGGCGAAGGCTGCTGCTGCTGCACGTGATACGGGTAATACTACAGAGTATGAAGCGAACGTTGTTAAGTTTACTCGGCGCAGTGAGTCTATTGCGCTCGGGGCAGCTTTGAGTCAGTTTACAGCCTCGTTGCAGTTTACCGTTACAACGGTAGGTGCTAAGGGTTGGGTAACTGGTGAGGCCGTTTATATCAAGGCGGGCGACGGTGCACTTCCTGAAGGTACACCTGAGGTACTGTATGTGATTCGCACTGGGGTTGGAACCATTAAGCTTGCTGCGAATAAGGATGCTGCTCTTGCGGGTACTCCGTACACTGCAGATTCATCTAATGGTACAGCAACGAGTGTTGAGATTACTGAGGTTCAGGGTATCAAAATCCTTCCGGTCAAGAATACCAAAACTCCTAACACGGGGTTGCTTGAGGTGTTTGTGGGGGCGGATGAAGAGAACCCTGTGGAAACCTTCGTGTTTGCTCGTGAGCCTGGTCGTAAAAATGTGGACGGGACGAACATCTTCCTGGATACGCTGCTTGAGTCTTCTGCATATATTCGAGGAAAAAGTAACGTTGGTGGTGATGTTAATCCTGATGATACATATGATGCTGCAACGGGTAGATGGACGCTGTCAGTTACTGGAACGGAACTGAAGGTTCAGGGTGTTGCACTTGCGATTACAGGGGGTAACGATGGTGGTCTGGTCACGGACGGTGATATGATCCGGGCGAGTGAAGACTTCTTGAATAAAGAGTCGTACCCGTTGACTGTGATGATGGACGGGGGGTACGCAAGCATCAGTTATCAACAGCAGTTGCTCAGCATCGCAGAGACACGTAAGGATTGTGTTGCAATTCTTTCTACGCCTGAAGCGAAGGAGAACGCTAGCGATTACCTGAATGCAATTGTAGACTTCAAAATGTCTGAGTTGAACCCGAACACGTCCTACGGTGCGTTGTACACTCCGCATGTGAAGGTGTTTGATCGCTATAATAATGTAGAGCGTTGGGTAGCTCCTGATGGTTATGCTGCAGCTGCGATTAGCTATACTGCATATAACTATGAGATGTGGTACCCGGTTGGTGGGTTCCGTCGTGGTGTTATCAATGTCAAGGATACGAATCGCAGATTTACAAAAGGCGAGATGGACTATCTGTATGACAATGGTATCAACCCGATTCGATTCTATCCTAATAAAGGTATAGTAATCTGGGGACAAAAGACTCTGAGTGCCAGACCGAGTGCATTAGACCGACTGAATGTCCGACTGATGCTGATTGTAATCGAGCCTGCGTGTGCAGTTGCACTTGAGGACTTCTTGTTCGAACTGAACGATGAAGCAACTCGTGGGCTTGTTCGGGCGATGTTAGAAACCTACATGGAGGGTATCAAAGCTCGTCGTGGTGTCTACGATTATTATGTTGTTTGTGGAGATGAAAACAACTCCGCCGATGATATTGATAACTACAGACTGAACGTGTGGTTATTTGTTAAACCGACCAAGGCAATTGAGTACATTCCGTTTAAGGTAATTATTACATCAACAGGTATGGACTTCGGTTTAGCTGCACAGAGTGTGTAAACGATGTTAAAGAGAAGGAGTAATTATATATGTATCCACAAATTGATAACATAAGAGCTACAGCAGACTTCGCAACAGTGTACCAGTGGGATGTGAGATTTATCACATGGCCCGCTGCACCTATTGCGGGTGGAACAGGGTGGCCGGATGAAGCTGACCTTAACTTTCGGTGCGAGAGCACTGATTTACCGCTGGCGACAAATCAGGCGATTGAGGTAGCAATCAGAGGTCATAAAATTAAGCAGCCGGGTATTCTTGAATACAATAAGCAGTTTAATATGACAATGGTTGAGACTGTCGATAACAAGGTGTCCCATTGGATGCGCAACTGGAGAGAGGCATGCTGGCGTTCACAGTCAGGTCATCAGTTTACAAAAGCTGAAACTGATGCAACGATTATGATCACTCGATTAGACCGTCAGCTGTATCCCATCTGGGAGTACAAGCTGATTGGGTGTTGGTTAGAGGATTTTAATACTGGCCAGTTAGACGGTGCCACCTCTGATGCAATGAAACCTAGCTTGACGCTGTCATACGACTACTTTGTGGACGGTCCTGCGGGTACGTCTGCACCTAGTGGTAACATTCCCTAGTGAATAAAACACCAGTTTAAGGGTGTATCAATTCTCCCTACCCGTCTATATTTAGACGGGTAGGGAGTTTTAGTTAAAATGTATCTTTCGGGCATAGAAAAGTTAAGAAGCGTTGACTGGAGTAGGACATATCTTTGGGATATCTACTTTCTCGGGGGTAATGGATACGGAGGACCTCCGTACCCATTTGACAGCTGGTTTCCTGCAACAGAAGTAGATGAGTTGGTATGTAGTATAACTACACATGACTTTTCTCCTCCTTTGCGTCCTTTTTCAATCCCAGGTAGTAGTAACCTTAAGAGGTTAAAGATATCTTTTATAGATGATGTGTACTGTACACTTGAGAAGTACTTTGAGGAGTGGGTGGACGTTCAGATTTTAAATAACGGGTTAGGAGTTACTCCTGTGGAGGAGTGTTTGCGTGATGTTTTAATTTACAGGTTAGGTGCAGACAAGAAACCAATACATGGGTATATTTATAGTATCTTCCCTGCGGGTGACCTGCCGTGGAATGGACGGAGTACATCTAACCTGAATGAGTACTCGATTGACTTTGTGGTGTGGAGGTTTAAGAAGGTTTTGTAGATATGTTTAGCGTATTATAATGGTATGGAAGTGATTAGACATGAAGAGGTTGGTAAGGTGGCGTCTCAGCAGTCTGATAAGGGACTGGGTGAGAAGCTGAGGTTTTTTCCTGAGATGATAGCTGAGATACTACCGTCTCAGTTTAAGGTGTACCCGAAGGGGACAGTTATTAAGTATAGGCCGTATGCATTCGGTGAGATAAAGAAGTTTAATCAGAGTGGTAAGAGCATGCTTGACGTGTTTCAGACTGCAATGGAGGGTGTGACGGTTGAGGGAATGAAGCTGGAGGATATAACCTACTCTGATGCATTGTACATATCTTTACTGAGAAAGATATCCTCTTTAGGGGACACACGGTTTAAGGTTACGTACATTTGTAGCTCCTGTGGGAAACCAGTAACAGACTCAGTTGAGAGTACGAAGATTGGGTTTGATGAGCTGAATGTTCCAAAGCTGCCCGTGATTGCAGAGTTATCCTCTGGGTCGCTTGCCTTTAGTCCTATGACATATGATAGCTTTATTAAGTTGGCAAAGGATAAGAAGACCAACGATGAGGTTGCTATTCTTGCTATGATGTGTGTGAACAAGTCGTTTGACGAGGCGTACAACCTTATTTATAACGCATCAGCAGGTGAGGGTATGGTTTTGGAGCATGTGGATAAGCTACTGTATCACGGGTTACAGAGAATAAAGTTTAAGTGCGGAAACTGTGGTCAGGAAGATAAAGTAGCGTTAGACGGGAGGGACGCTCTTATCGGACCCTTTTGTGAACTTGACCAGTATGTTAAGAGCCGAGTTCGCTTTGGCGTATAAGATGCACCAGTCAGTGTCAGACCTTCAGTATGTAGATTATGCTGAGGTGAAGAGTATGTGTGATGAGTTGGTTAAGATGTTGAAGCAATCCAACTCAAGTAGGAAGAGATATGGCTAACGAGCAAGAAGAGTCAGATGTACAAGGTAAGAGGGGAGGATATAAAGGAGGGGCACAGGGTACAGTTACAGGGAGTATAATAGGATCGGACGAGGAACGTCCGTTCCGTTTAGTTGCTCCGGGTGATGCAGCAGAACCAGGGACAGATGAGTTAATCAACCGTGTCCTAAAGGAGGAGTATGAGAACATCTCTGAGCTGGTTGATGCTGTTCTGGATATGTCAAAGACCAATGGAAGTCTGATTCGAAAGCTGACGGTTGAGTTTGGAAAGAAAGATAAAAAGCCAAAGAAGATAGTTAAGAGTGATAAAGAGAAAACAGGTGTAAGACGAGGTAGACCTAAGAAGGTTGAGCAGAGTCCTACGCCTGTTCTTAACTTTGGCGTTGGGGCAGGGAGTGTTCAGGAGGGGGAGACAATCGCAACTGAGGCAACTGGTGCGGTCAGTGGGGGTGGTGGAACACTACGTGACATTCAGGGGACACCACTATTTTACACTGACAGTGGTGAGAGTGTTTATACTGAGAAGACCAACAGGGCTTTAGTAAGGGAGGATAAGTCTGGACTGTTTGAGGACCTGGATGTTTCCTGGTTCGGGTTGATGCTGGATGCCGTGAACAGGTTATCAGAGCGTGTGGATGATGTGTACACACTTCTGAATAATCGTGTTCCGTCAATGGATGATTTGCGTGGTGTTGTTTCTGGAGCGTTTAGTAGTACTATAGAAGAGAAGAAGGATAACACTGTCCGGGCTAACGCAAAAGTACAGGAGGAAGAGAAGAAGGAAGCTCCTGAAGATACTGCGGAAGATGATAAGAGAGACCGGGAGTCCAACCAGCGTAGACGTGATAGATACAGGGAAGAATCCTGGACAGAAGAGCGATTACATGAGTTGACTGGGATGGCAGTCAACTTTGCTGGGTTGGGTGAGTTAGATGACATGCTTGGGATTACTGATAAGCTCTGGGATAAGATGGGTGATCTTAAGGATAGATTTCAGGGATGGCGGAAGAATCGGAAGTCAAGGGTAGAGGTACTGGACCCGCAAGAGATAATGGTTCTGCCAAAAGCTCCGGGTGAGGGTGAGATAATAGATGTTGAGACGGTTACAGATGACTTACAGGATAGGTTTAATGGTGGTGGTAGACATGGGATACTTGAGTTGCCACCACCTGTACCATGGGAGTTTCCTGAGAATGCACAGCCTGGTAATGGTATAGGTCCAGATGGAAGTTTAGGAGGTGGTGCAGGGAGTATTGGTGGGAGTGTTGTGGACGTGGTAGGTGAGTCAGAACAGATTCAGCTACTTCCTCCACCAGAGGGTGCGTTAGAGGTTATTGTTCCGGACGATGTTAAGGATGCTCTTGAGGGTTTAAAGGACGCTAAGATAGAGAAGGATGATGATGATCTCACTAAGAAGGATTTACTGGATGTACTAAAGAAGCAGCGGGTTACACGTGATATAGCCGACATGCAGCAGGCTAGGTTTGGGGAGATGGTAAGGAGTGAGAATAATGTTTTAGGTGGTCTTGGTAAGGATGGTGTAGGAGACCTGAAGTCATTATTGAAGCAGATGGGGAGTAAGAACGGTGGGTTTGGCGGGATGATGTCATTGTTAAAGGCTGCACCTATGCTAATGCTGGGTAAGGCAGCAATGGTAGGCGCAACTGCTGCTGGCGGGTATATGCTTGGCAATGAGATATTTGATCAGGTTGCAGGGGATAAGTACGAGGCTAGGTTGATGAATGACGTGGATAGTAACCTGACTGAGAAGGCCAAAACAGATAGCGGGAGAGACATTGCACATACAAAGGGTGGGTATGAAGAGTCAATTCGTTACTTGAAGCTGCAGAACGAGGAGCTTCAGCAGTCGGGTGATCCTATGGCTCTTCGGTTGATTGAGAAGAATAACAAGCTGATTGAAACATATCGTGGTAGGGCGGATGATTTATACAGTGAGGGTGCACTTAAAAAGGCGATGGAGGGTGGGAAGTCATTTGAGGACGTTGCGATTGAGAATAGGGATGTAATTGCTAGACTTGAGGACGAGCTAAAGAACGAGAACGTAGAGGATCGTAGGTCCAAGGAGGAGCAGCTTAAGTATGAGCTTTTACTTAAGCGTGGGTTAGATAAGAAGGCAGAGGAGCTAGCTGCTGTTGAGAGTGAGAAGGCAGAGGAGGAAGCAGCACAGCAGAAGGAAGAGACCGAGGCAATAAGTGATAAGGTCAGCGAGGGAGTAGTTGAGGGTGCAGTTTCTTCAGGTATTCCTACAATTGACTCGGGGGTTATGCTGAATCAGATTGCTGAGGGTACAACGGATAAGACTGAGGGGTTGGACACTAAGAAGGACGTAGGTGGTACACTTACAGGAGTAGGTGGTACACTTACAGGTGCGGGGTTGGTTACTAACGGAGATGTTATGGGTGGAAAGGTGGATGGGTTATCAGCTGGGGCGAGTACAATTGGTCTTGCTGCAGGTGGTGTTGGGGCAGGGTTACTTCCAGTCGAAGGTCCAAGACAGTCATCAAAGGTATACACAGCGAGTCCGGTCATGCCGTATTCAGGTGAGTTCCAGTCTGCAATGTACCCGTCGCCGTTTGTAGGAGGTGTAACTGATCAGGTTCAGTCGTTTGGGATGGGTAGTACCTTTGGACTTCATCCATACACAAGTGTAGATAGTGTTCCTGCAATGAATCGTGAGGTTCCTTTTAAGGAGCTGGATGGTATTCCTGTAGGGCAGTATGAACAGGTTGAGAAATCAATCAATGGAATCCCAGCTGGGTTGTACGAGCAGCAGGCTGAGAATAAAGACGGTATTCCTGCGGTGAATCGTGAGCAGATTGCTAAGAATATTGATGGGGTTCAGGCTGGTAACCGTCCAATTGAGGCTAAGAATATTGATGGTATTCCTGCTCTTCAGATGGGTGTGCTAGGTGGGCATGGTTTGTTTGGAAACCTTTTACAGGGGCAGCTCGGGGTGAGTATGCCTGGGTTAGGGGCAGGGATTGATGGTGTGATTTCTGACATTGGTGGGCGGACAGGTATCTCAGGATTGCTTCAGGGTGGAGTGAGTGGAAATATAAATGACAAGCTTAGAGGTAGTATCGGAGGGATGCTACAGGGAAGTAAGCTGGGTGACATCACATCAGGTAACTTCAGTGTGGGTGGGATGCTACAGGGGTTGGACACAGGGATGCTTGGGGATAGAGTGAGTGGAATGGTTAGTGGTGGTGTTTCTGGTAGGCTATCAGGTGGTGTTCGAGAGATTAGTCAGTCACTTAACAGTTTGAATTTGATACCTGATAAGATATCAGGTGCAGTGCAGGAGTCTGTATCTCGGGGCGAGATTCAGGACGGGACAAGTGATATTGTTAGGGAGAATGAAGAGCGGAATGTAGAGGTACTGGATAAGATTGCACAGTCAGCCATGACAGCGGGTAGTTTAGCAGGGACAGGGAGTACTGTAGGTGGTAATGACACAGGGGGCGGTGGTAGGGTATCTGTTTCAGATGCAAGGATGGGGTTGGATGACGTGGGTATTATGTTAGTTAATATGGGGTACTTTAGTTAGGAAAATTATGGGTTTATCATATGATGACTTGATGTTTGGACTGGGGGCGGAGAATAACCAGATACTGATTGTTTCCGATAAGTGGACCGTGAAGGGTTTCTTGACTGAGGATATCCGTGTTGATGGCCGTAGTCATTGGAACGAGGCACATGATCCAAAGTATCAGGAGCTGGCTAATAAGTACCTGAATGCAGGGTCAACATTCTGGAATCAGCTCACGTCTGGGCTGGGTATGAGTAACATGACCATGAAAAGCCGACAGGTAAAATCGTCTGCGACGCTGATGGTGAACTGGGAAGGTTCAGAGAACTTCAGGATTACTCTACCCCTTATCTTTGTTTCAACTTCTTCTAATGATGACGTGCGAGTTCCGGTCAGGGCATTGTATGAGACCATATATCCTGTGTTCGGTGAGTTCGGACGAGAAACACTGGGTGCAGCAGTTGTAGATAACTTTGTTACCATTATGGTTGCGCCTATGGGGTATGAGCGTGGTAATTATTCAAAGCCACAAGGTGTGATGCGGTTACTGATTGGGAAGTGGTTTAAGAGTACATCCATCTTTGTGGTTGATGATATCAACTTCAGCTTCTCTAAGCAGTGTTCACCTGCAGGGTTACCTCTTTATGCTTCAGGGCAAGTAACATTGAGTTCATGCCGTCCTATTTCGTCTACAGAGATAAAACAGTGGATGAGTAGTGGCGCTTTACCAACGCCTAAGTACCTTTCTGCGGGTACACAGAATGAGTATCCGGCTTGGGGGGATACACTAAATAGTGAGTCCAAAGCAGCAATGCCTGATATGGAAGGGAGTGAAGGAGGGAATACACGGTTTTTTGAAACACCACAATCGAGTGCAGGAGTTTATTGATTATGAGTTACGGTGTAAATCTAAACGTTGATGCGAACCCGAGGTTCGATCCGAAGAAGTTTGTTGAGTATAGCACCGATGCACTTTCGTACGACATACTGACGAGTGATTTTATTAAGGGGGTTGAGAGACTTCCGGTTGCCGGGGAGGTTCAGATTATTGTCGATGAAGAGCGTCTGGACAATATATCGTATAAGTTATACGGGTCAACACAGTACTGGTGGATACTTGCGTTGTATAATTACATGCCATGTCATAAGTATGCAAAGAAGGGAATCATTATCAGGTACTTCAGTCTGGGTGAACTAGAGAAGTTGAACTTCTCATTGAAAGGAGAGCGGTAGTATATGTTGAATGAGCGACACATGTCTGTTTTATATCATGCTACAATGGCTAATAACCTGCGGGAGATACTTTGGAGTGGTGTAATACAAATGTCAGATGCGGGGAGGTCCCCAGAGGATAAGGAAGTGAATCACGGGTTTAGGTATTTTCTTTCTTGCATGAGATTGAAGTATTCAGGTGAGTATGTAAGAACTTCTTTATTCGATGTTGTAATTGAGTTAGATGCCCGTAGGTTGATTGATACAGGGAAGTATCGTTCTGTAGGAGTACAGGTAGGAAGTCTCCATGATGAGAATGAAGAGCGGATTATATCTGACTTGGATTTGATCCCGATGAATCGAGAGAATGTGAAGTCAATCCATGTATGGCTTGAGGGTGAAGTCTCAGGTTGGAGAATGGGTACAGAGCGGTTACTTTTAGATATTGAACAGGCATGTAAAGGATACCGTATTCCATGTTATTTTTATCCTGAAGATAAGGTTATGTGGTTTCGGGCACAGAAGGTGAATGGAGCTGTGATAGGTGGGTTATTGAATAGGTTTGAGAAAAGGTATAAGAATACTACAGGTACGTTTAGAAACTTTGTTAAGGATTACAGTAAATGGTAGACATTAAGGGTCAGTTTAGGTTTGTATTTTCGATAGGCGAGTTTGACGATTTTTTATCTTCTGAGCAGGTAGAGACATTCACAGTAATTGAGGAGGTAGGGAACGTACTTCCGAGCTTCAGGTTAGAGATAAAGCTGATTGAAGAAGATGTCATAAAGGTTTTTAACGAGGGAAATGTACTGAAGGTATCCTATGGTCGTGACCAGGATCACATGCGCAGTTGTGAACTAAGGGTACTGAGAATGGATACGTACCCGGACGGGGACGATTTTAGGAGAGTCCTTCTGTCTGGGCTAGTGGATGCAGTAGGTTGGCTGAATACCTCTTACTGTCGGTATTACCAGAATAAGACGTCATTGGATGTAATTCAGGAGGTTGGGGGTGAATACTTCGATGTGGTTCTGAATGGGAATACTGCACGGGATACTATGACATGGTTACAGCCGGGCATAACGAATAAGCGGTTTATCAATGAGGTCTGGCTACATTCAAATATCCCCGACACAGTTCCGTTGGTAGGTATCACAGCGGACAAACGATTCATTATCAGGACGACCCGTCAGCTAAAGGAGATTGACTGGAGGCTTGTCTACAGTGGGTTGAACGGGCCTACGGATATACCGTACCAGAGTAATTATCATGTTGAGGTTCGGAGTGGGTTCATGAATTCATGGTATGGATATGGTAGGGATAAGAAGCTCTTTGACTGGGAGATGGGAAACACAGTGTTTGAGAACCAGCAGGCAGAGGTATTTTTAGCTCAGGCGAGAACACTGAACAGGTCGAGTGGTGTAAAGACAAGATTTGATAACGCATCTTTTAT